GCAATTCTTCGCAGATGGTGGAACTGATAACGGCGGTCAGGATAATAACGCCGGAGGAACTAATATGGCAGGACAGCAGGGTAATCAGAATAATCAGCAGGCGGCTGGTGTTGATTATGACAAGATACAGGCAATGCTGGATAATGCGACTGCCAAGAAAGAGAATGCTGTGCTTAAAAGCTATTTTCAGCAGCAGGGATTATCAGAAGATGAGATAAGTCAGGCTATTGCAACATTTAAGCAGAATAAGCAGCAGCAGACACAACAGCAGCAGAACGCTAATGCTAATCTTCAGAATGAAGTGGCAGCAGCACAGAAGGTTGCTGAACAGGCTCAGATTGAGCTTGCTGCTACAAAGGTAGCAATGACACTTGGTATTAACGCCAAGACACTTCCATATGTACTTAAGATGGCTGATTTCAGCAAGGCAAAGGATGCAGATGGAAAGATATCAGAGGACAATATCAAGGCTGCACTTGATCAGGTTATCAAAGATGTACCTGCACTTAAGCCGGTACAGGAAAGCAATGCAGGCTTTCAGATTGGTGCAGGACAGCAGAATAACGGACAGCAGTCCTCTACAGGTAACAATGTAAATGTTCCAACAAAGAGATGGAACAGATTTAATTAAGAAAGGTTAAAAGGGTAAAACAATATGCCAAATTTGAATTACGCAGAACAGTGGAGTCCGGAATTATTAGCAATTCTTATGCAGGGCACACTTACATCACCATTTATTACAAGTAATGTCAGATGGTTAGATGCAAAGACATTTCACTTTACTCAGATGAGTGTAAGCGGTTATAAGAATCACAAGAGATCAGGCGGATGGAACACAGGAGAATATAACCAGAAAGATGTTCCTTACACAGTAACACATGACAGGGATGTACAGTTCATGGTTGACAAGGCAGATGTAGATGAGACCAATCAGACAGCATCTATGCAGAATATTTCACGCATCTTTGAGCAGACACAGGCTGTACCAGAGACAGATGCATTATTCTTCAGTAAGGTTGCACAGGCTGCACAGAATACAGAATTATACCATTCTGAAACTTCAGCTACAGAATACACAACAGAGAATGTATTTGCTAAGCTTAAAGCTATTCTGGCAGCAGGAAAGCTTAGAAGATATAAGGCAAATGGAAGCCTTATCATGTATGTTTCTTCAGACATTATGGATAAGCTGGAAATGTCAAAGGAATTTACACGCAAGATTGAAATGACTCAGATTGCAGAAGGTGGTCTTGGCATTGAAACACGTGTAACTGATATTGATGGTGTGACACTTATGGAAGTTGTGGATGATGAAAGATTCTATGACAGATTCGATTGGGATGTTGCAGAGGGCGGCTTTGCTCCGCTTAAGTCAAAGTATGCCATAACAACAGATACAGATGTGGCAGAAGGAAAGACATACTACACTAAGAGCGACAGCACTTATACAGTTGTGGCAAAGCCTACAAAGACTAATATAGGCACATATTATGAAAAAACTGTTCAGGGCTCACGCAAGATTAATGTACTTGTCGCATGTGGACAGACATGTAAGACAGTACCTAAGATTTCATCTATTTATTTCTTCGCACCAGGAGCACATACAGAAGGAGACGGATATCTTTATCAGAATCGCCAGTTAAGTGATACATTTGTATTCCCTAATGGCAAGGATGGTAAGGTTGATTCTGTATTCGTTGATGTAGATCCTGCAGAAGAGATTGCAGAGTAAGCCTATGGTATATGCAAGTAAAGAGCAGTACCTTAGTGAACATAGACTTATCCCAGATGAGCAGATAGAACGAAGATTAAAACAGGCGAGCCGGCATATCGACTCGCTTACTTTTAATCGTATAACATCAAGAGGATTTAATAATTTGACAGAGTTCCAGCAAGGCATACTGATAGATGTGTGTTGTGAGATGGCTGATTTTGAATATGAGAATGAGGACATGATTAATTGTGTCTTACAGAACTATTCTTTAAATGGAGTATCTATGCAGTTTGGCAGCAGTTGGAATGTCCTTGTACAGAATGGAATTGCTATAAAGCGTGATACATACCAGATACTCTGTCAGACTGGCTTGTGCTGCTTAAGTCTGGGGGTGTGAGTATGAAGTACCCATGTTTAATATTAAAGAGCATGTGTAAGACAGAAATACACCTTGAGATAGAGCAGGAAGGCAGGAATGTCTATGGAGAACCTCTTGAACCTATTATTTGGGATGGCTTATGTAACTATCAGGACAGCGGTAAGACAGAATTAACAGTAGAAAAGGTGCTTATAAAGCTTGAAGGATGTGCTTTGATACCAGGAGATATTGCACCGG